TTCTTTTTCCCACACGGGTTTCCCCGATTCGGGAGTAGGAGTGTTGACGAGCGTTCCGTCAAAATCAAAACAAACTATTTTCTTAATCATGGAATTTTTAGTATTTCGGTTTCTGATATATATACAAATATACGAAAAGTTTTTTTACCAAAAAAAAATAAAATTATGACAAAAACAACTGTTAAAAAACCGGTTAAGGGAAAAATATCCCAATTCTTCAATAGGCACCGAGGCACCATTATACTGGTAATTTCCATCCTGATGACTATTTATCTCTGTCAGATCTTTTTCGGAAACGGACAGAAACATCTAAAGGATCAAATTGGAGAGGAAAAGGCAAAAGTGGAACTCCTACAGAGACAGAGGGATTCCCTGTCTGCAGAAAGAGTGGTGTTGGAGTCCAAACAAGATTCTTTAGAGAATAAGATACAGACCCAAAATGGAGAACTAGACAAAATTGTCTTGAAACTCCATAAATCCGAAAAAGACCTGAAGGAAGCAAAAATCTTAGTTGGGCACTACAGGTCCGAAATGGATTCGGTACAGGCGAAGATAAACAGTCTCAAGGAACATCCCATCAAAAGAACAGGAGATGAACTACTCAACTCGTTGAGAAAAAAATTAAATAACTAATATGAAAAGAGTATTTCTGTTTTTGATAGCCCTCATTATAAGCGTATCTTCCTATTCACAATCTAAAAAAGACAGTCTGATAAATTCCCTACCGGCATACTACGTCGACAACGGGGACACAATAGGAATTATACTGAGTATAGAACAAGCCCAACAGATCGACAACGACGAGGAACTGATACATCTTCTAGAAACCATGAAAATAAGCTGCGACTCCGTCATCAGCAAATATGTGGTTGTGGTCAACGAATATGACAGGAAAATAGGAATTCTCAATATGAAGATTCACAAACTTGAGGAAATAAACAAGTCTCAGTCGGAATTGGTCGACAACCTGAAGGCTCAGATCGACAACTACAAAACCGACCTCAGAAAAGCGGAAGAGCAGCTTTCATCCAAGGATAAAATCATATCCCTACAGCAGAAAAGAATCAACAGACTGCAGTTCGGAAAGGGGATTGGAGTGACAGGTACTATAGTCGGTTTCGGACTTTTCATTCTTCGGGTGGTCACTCACCCGTAAATGGTAAAAAAATGGGTTTTTAGTTATAATATATACATAAGTAAAATATAAAAAAATACGTTTTATTATGAAACACATCAGACAGTTTGAAAGCTATCGTATAAAAAGAAGAAGGGAAGAAATAATCAAAGAATCCGTACTTCAAGTAAACGATATCTATAAGGTTAAGGCGATGATAGATATTCCACAGTCTCTTATCAACGCTTACGTCAAAAAGGTAAAGGACAATACAGGAAAAAACCTGAGACAGTTCTTCGGAGACATGGACCTTGCGGAGGAAATCGTGAAATACGTCGCCCAGTCAGGTTTGGATTCAGATAAGCTTCCTGCGAACGCTTTAGTTGGTGGGGCACAGGGACAGTCACAAGCCCAAATACCACAGGGACAGGCACAGACACAAGCTCAACCACAGGGAATGCCACAGGGACAGGCTCAACCAATGGGACAATCCCAACCACAAGGTCAAGGACAAGCTCAGGCTCAACCAATGGGTCAAGCTCAACCACAAGGTCAAGCTCAACCACAAGGTCAAGGACAAGCTCAGGGTCAAGCTCAACCACAAGGACAAGCTCAGGCTCAACCAATGGGTCAAGGGCAGGGGCAAGCTCAAGTACAAGTTCAGACCCAGGGTGAGGGAGACTTCGAAGAAGTAGGGCCCGAAGAAGAGGAAGAAGAAGGTGAAGAAGAAGAACTTCCAGCTTAAAATATGAAATAAAAAAACCCATTTCGATGGGTTTTTTTGTGCCTAGAATTTTATATATACACATATGAAGCATCTGAGACTGTTCGAAAATTTTACTTCAGGGTTGAGAGACATGGAAAACCTGAGTCCGATCGACGTGGAAAACTACATTTACGAATGGGTGGACGATGGAACGGTTGTTATAGAATCATGTGGGTATATGGACTACACAGAAAAAATAGACAGCGGACTCGAATATGCACTGGATAGACAGCCATATGCCAAACTCGACCTATTCGGGGATGAAATTATGAGAATTCCCATAAACCGGATAAATTATCGGGAATTAGAGAAGACCATAGAAATCAGGATGACAATGGACCATCCGATGGGAAGGGTTAGGGGAAACAACCTAGATTATAATGGATACATAAAATCCATGTGTAGGCACTTATTCGGTAGGATAAAGAAAACATACGATGTCAATATATTCTGTTACATAGAGAAGACTAATTGGTTTGATAATCCAATGGGTACATTCAGTATTTTCATACAAGAGGGACCTAAATCGCCTAAAAACGAATCTGTTATTCCAGAGTCTACCCTACTCATTATCGATGTCCAGAAATCATTTAAGAAATTTTTCACTGAACTGTACGTAAATCAATTGAAAAAATACGCCGCCCAATTCACGGACGTCTATCAGGTATTCGATAATCACGTTGACGGGAAAAATGTTGACACCGACTACTTATATGATAAGAATCCAGAATCACAAGATGATCACCATGATATTTATGATTTTCCAAACCAGAAGGACGTAATAGAAAAAAGATATAATTACAATGTAGATGTCGACTTCTACAAGAAGATACTTTCAAATAAAGTATACCAGGAAATAAAGTCGAAAGAGAAAAGTATTGTAAAGGGACAGTATTTCTTAACCAAGGAAGGAACTATAATAGTATATACGGGTACTAATCACAAGTGGTTCCATGTTCCCAAGAAACTGTACGATCTTTTCCTCAAATATAAGGGAAAGGAAATAACCATAGTGGGAGGTGCTAGAGGAGAGTGTTTGGATGACGTGATAACTGCCGGAGAATCGTTGGGGGTTAAGATGAAGGTCAATTTCCAATACACCTATTCAGCGACTCAAAATTATTTCTAATTGAACCTTCCGATCTGAGCGTACACATCGAAATCCGCAATTTTCAGATACACGAACATCATGTCCTGGTAGTTTACAGGATCTTGTACGAAGACGACGTTCAAGGAATAGTTGGTTCCCTGCATCTCCGGAATGTATGATGTTATTTGTTCTGAGATGACATTCCTGACATGTGATTCCGATACCTTAGTCTGGTACAAAAGTTCCAAAAGGTTCGCTCCGAAGTCGGGGTCGCCGAGGACTTCCCCCTTATTGGTGAAGAGAACCATCTTGTATTTCTGAACGATTACGTTCAGAAGTTCGTCCTCGATAACCTCAATCGGGGAAAAAGTCGGGTCATCGGGACCGATTATGTAGAAATCCGTATAATTGGTAGCCATGACATATATATTAAATATAAAGTTCCGCTAATACAAATCTCTAAACTTTCCTATCACAGTCATTCCCAAAACTATGGGATCGGTGTTGGTCTCGAGAAGTCTAGTGTGTTCTGAAATGATATAGTTAGTCCTGAAAAGCTTATCAAAATCTTTTTCTCGTCGCTCGGAAATGACATAGTCCACAAAAGGTCTTCCCAAAAGTCCGATCATCTCGTCTATTTTTTCGGCTCCAAAAGAGTCCATTAAAAAGTGATATATTTCCTCGTAAGTCTTAGACTTGTCGAAAACCATGCCGTATAGGTCGTTTCTCAATTTCAAGTTGACCGCGGATGATGATGGAGTAGACATTCCCGTTTGTATGAAGTGTTCTAACTCGACCATTACTGCTCGGAAGTCGGGAAATTTCTTGTTTATTATACGAATAAGATCTTCTTTGGGTATCTCGAAATTTTCCTTTACCGATATCACGTTGACGATTCTCTTGTACATCTCGGTCTTCAGGTATTTCTCTTCTTCTGGATTCTGACAGTCGAAATTTATCTTGGTCAGTCTCGACAGGATTCCGTCAGAAACTTTGTTGATGTGGTTTGTGGTCAGTATGAACCTGACGTTCTTGGTCGAGAAATCTTCTATGTACGCCTTTAAAGCGTCCTGATACTGGGTGGATGTCCTTTCGAACTCGTCGAGGAAGACGTACTTCATGGAGTCGGAGGAAATTTCCGATTCGAGGTCGAATCCCATATATACCTTGGAGCAGAAGTCGTCTATTTTGGATCGGAGAGTGTCTATCGAGGTGTAGAACGACGAGTTCAATTCTATGTAAGGGCGGTCCTTGGAATACTTTCCGATGAGTATCCTGGCTAGAGTGGTCTTTCCAGTTCCAAAACTACCATATAGTATTACGTTCTGTTCGAGTCCGTTCTCGAATATTTTCCTTATTCTAGGAAGAAGAATGATGTCTTCGAGATTTTTGGGTCTCCATCTTTCGGAGAGAAGCAAATTTTTCATATGACTTATAAATCGGAAATTTTTGAAGTTTATATCCAATGAATAGGAAACGTCGATTTTTATATATAAAAAAAATTTTATAGATATGATAGGCGAAAGATACAATTTTGAGGACGTCTTCTTCAGGGACCTGACCATATGTGTGTTGGACACTCTAGAAGGACAGGTAAAGTGGACAAATCGGTTCTCTTCTGGGGATGTCGGGGTAAACGTACCGTTCTACTATTCCCTTACCGGAGACGAAAGGTTCCTTCTGGACTCTTTCAGTGACGACGTCGTTTCCGAGAACCGATTCGTGGATTTGAATGCCGATATAATACCTAGGGGACACCTAACCATGACTGGTTACGACATCAGGGCGGAGGAATTCGCCAACCCGAACGTCTGGTTGAAGATGGTCGTGGAAAACCAGGAGGAAATCAGGAAAATGCTAACAAAGGTAAGAGCGGTCCCAGTTACTGTAAAGTACGACATGTCCATACTCCTGACCAGTGAAATAGATGCGTTCAAATGCAGTCAAGCTATAATAGATACCCTTTGGTTGTATAGATTCATGTATTTCGAATTCAACTTCATGAACATAGACGCTGTCCTTATAGTTCCTGATACGAGTCAGTTGGAGATATCTAGGGAAAAAAGCATGTCTTCCGACAATACTATCAAGATGTCTCTGTCTTTCGAGGTCCATACCTATTATCCGGCCTACAAGAAGCCGGACGACAACACTTTCGACGGAAACGACTCCATGGTAAGGCCTAAAAAGACCAAGTGGTACAGCAACCTAAGACAGGTACAGGGAAGAAACATCGCTGGAAACACAAACGACAGTTCGGATAAGGATGTCAACAACCAAAAATGAAAAAAACCCGTTTTTTATATTAATATATAGATTACTACGGGATTTTAGGCTGCCGAAAAATGAAAAAAATACATTTTTCGGAACTAATATATACAGTAACAAAATTAAAAAATAACGTTTGATATTATGAAGAATCTCAAATTGGAGTTATTCAACTTTAAGAAAAATCTAACTCTCGACCAGGCGGACATATCCGGAATCATAGAAGGCCACATGGACGCCTGCAACAATATGTCGGAAAAACAGATTATATCTTCCCTGAACGAAAGGCTTAATCCGTTCAAGTTCGACAGATCGATAAAGTCGTTTTTGGAATCTCTAAACTCCGATATGGGAGAATACCAGCTGATGTATGAACTGAAACATCTGTATAACGTACTCAACAGCCAAAACCAAGGAGAAATTTACAGACAACCAATCAATGTTCTTCTTCAGACAATCAACTTGGAATCAGACCAAGACAGAATGTCTAAAGTCCTGAACGAACTGGCGGTATACGACTGGGTTCCTGAAATAAAACTTTTCGTACACAACCTGACCAAATCACCACAGGAGAGGTCGAACCTCCTTTCCGGCGGAAAATCCGAATCAATCTATACTATAGTTGATCAGGTAGAGGAAGGTTACCTTTGTTTAGTAAGAGATTCTTGGTTCATCCTGACCGAAAACAACATAGAAAAGACTCTTCTTGAGACTCACGTCAAGGACGTGGAGAAGCTCAGAACACTGAGGAATCTCGAAATAGGAATGAGATATGCGACTATAAACGACGACAAGGTAAATTTCAGAATCTCAGAAAATCTTACAATAGGACTTTCAGTCAACAAGAAAGGTGTAATCTACATCAACGACGACGAGATGAACAAGGAAACAACTTTAGAAAGCCTTTTCCAAAGTCCGATCATACCTATAGTAAATAAGAATTTCTACCCAATCCTACTAGAAACCGCAAACAACCTGAACAAATTCGTCGAAATGGACGTGGTCAAGAGAGTTTCTAACCTAATCAACCCTTATCTAGAGGTTTTCGCTTTCAACTACAAGAAAGCTACTTACCTCTACAGATGTGATGAAAGGTACGGAAATTCTTTTTTCAAATATGAATCCGCTCTAGAACTAGTTAACGAAGTGAGGAATGAATTGAACTTCGATTTGACTTTCTTCTATGAGAACAAACTCGGAAAAGAATTGATAACAAAGAGAAAGCTCGAAGACAAGGAAAGAGAAATCGTCCTGAAACTAGAAGACGTCAATTTTAACATCGAAAAAGTTTCTTCTTCAATCAAGTACATCGGAGAATCTAAAACTCTGTCTGTAGCACTGAACAACCTCAGCAAACGCAAAGGCAACCTAGAATCCGAACTTCAGGCAGTAAAAGAACTCCAGTATAAGGAAAGAATAAGAGGATAATAATCCGAAAATAAAAATAAAGACATGTAGAAATACGTGTCTTTTTTTGTCCGAAAATTTAATATATAGAAAAAAAAAGAACAGAAATGGACATAAAAAAATTCAACGAATTCTTCTACCTTCATCATGAAGAGACCCCGAAAGGAGACGTAACTCTGTACGTTCTCCGAACAGAAATACAATTCAATAGATTCTGTGAGGATAATCGAGAAATACTATCTGAGTGTAAATGGTCATTTATTCCAGTTTTACATAATCCTGGTTCGGTATTTGCTGTTATCGTGGACAAATCATCATCTCCTGCAAAGGCAATCGGGGCTGTTGTTAAAGATGGTGGTATAATAAATGAATATGGGAAAAATAACAGGATAATTCCACCTGGTCAATTCCAGAAATACCTGTCTATGTTAGGTATGGATATCGAAGACGTCGAAAATTTCTAAATAACTATGAAAATAAGAAGATTTGACGAATCACAGAGTGACTTCGAAAGCCTAAAATCTGGTGTTATCAACAGATTGGATAGACTCATCGAGGAATATGAGGATTTTACCAACGATGTTTCTCCGAAACACTAGAGGACTACCGGACACCACCTGACTGAGTTGAAAAGGATGAAAGAGGATATTTCTAGAATATCGGAAATAACCGAACCCGAAAAGGATATCGATTGGGTGAGACAGAACAGAAATAAATAAACTTTTGTTTTCTAGATGTGTATAACATCAAAGCGTCAAGGAAGGGATTTATGTTCTTCCTATAAAAAATAAATGAACGCTTATCTATTTACATAATAAAGACCTCTACGTTGAGGTCATCATCAGCAAAGCACAGGGAAAACTTACGAACAAATCGAAACTAATGTTGGAAATTCTCGCCAAGAGAACCATCAAGAAAATGAGATACTACAACAACGACGACAGACTAGACTGCTATCAGTCCGGTCTTCTTGATATGTTTTCCAACTGGCACAATTTCAATGAGGAAAAGTCCGACAACCCATTCGCTTACTTCACCGAAGTGTTTAAACGAGGCCTCGCGAAGGGTTTTAATGAGCTCTATCGAAAAAAAGGTGACAATACCCATCAGATAAAGCTAGTCAGTATCGAATCTTCCAATGAGGGCATGGGTTTACACTCCATATGATTTTTCTACCAAGTAACTAAATCCACATTTTTTGTGGATTTTTTTTATTAGTAGCAATCCCTCGTTTGAATATATACTATAAATAGAAAAAATATGATTAAAGAAGAGTATGTGGAGATAATGGGACATTCTAGAAATTATATCTACTATCGAGATCTGGGATATACTATTGAGGTAAGATCCCCCTGTATGATCAAATCTAAAGATTTGATGAGGGGAAGTGCCCATAAAATAACTACAATATGTGAAAAATGTGAATCGGAATCCACAAATACATTCAAGGACTATTATACATACACCGAAGGGTTAAAATCACCTTACTACTGTAATAAATGTAAAATCATAAAATATGAAAAGACTTGTATGGATAAGTTTGGAGTCAAGAATGCAATGCAGGACGATTCGGTGAAGAATATTTTGAAGAATTCGATCATTGAAAAATACGGAGTCGATCATTTTTCCAAAACTTCCGAGTATAAGGAAAAATATAAAAAGACTTGTATGGATAAATACAACTATCCCAATTCATTTCAATCCGATGAGGTAAAGTCGAAAATTACAGATACTAATTTAGAAAAATATGGGGTCGCTCACTGTATGTCGTTGGATATCTTCAAGGTAAAAAACAAGATTAAAAAGGAGGATTCTACATTGGTTAAGTATATCGGACTTCTATCGGAAGATTATAAGGCTCTGAAATATCGAAACTCTCTATTCGAAATTCTTCACGGGAAATGTGGAAATGAATTCAAGATAAACAAAAGCCTTTTATTAAGTCGGATCAAATCAGACTCTTATATATGTACTGTATGTAATCCAATAGGTGTCCATCAGTCTTCGATTGAAGTGGAAGTAAAAATGTTTCTAGACGAGAACAATATAAAATATGAGACAAGGAATAGGAAAATTTTAAATGGTTTGGAATTGGACATTTATATTCCAGATAAAAATTTGGCTTTCGAGATTAACGGAGTCTATTGGCACAACGAAATATACAAAAGTGAAAATTACCATAAGACCAAGACTGAAAAATGTCTCGCCCTCGGCATACATCTGATTCATATATGGGAAGACGATTGGAAAAATAAGAAAGAAATACTGAAATCAATAATGTTGAACAGGATTAAAATAATACCTGATAGGATTTTTGCTAGAAAATGTGAGTTGAGAGAAGTCGGAGATACGAAGATGGTTAGAAGATTTCTGGACGAGAACCACATTCAGGGTTTTTCTTCGTCACAACAAAAAATAGGTTTATTCTATAAAAATGAAATGGTCAGTCTCATGACATTTGGTTGGAGATACACCAACGGAAAGAAAGAATGTGAACTGATAAGGTTTTGTAATAGAAAGAATACCAATGTGGTGGGAGCTTCGTCTAGAATATTCAAGTATTTCATAAACAACTACCAGACTGATGAGATAATATCATATTCGGATGTTTCGATGTTTGATGGGAACATGTATGAAAAATTGGGATTTGAATATTCCCATACTAGCGAACCCAACTATTTTTGGGTGGTGGATGGGGTAAGAAGACATAGGTTCAACTTCACCAAGAAAAAATTGGTTAGGCAAGGACATCCTTCCACAAAAACAGAAATTGAAATAATGCATGGTCTCGGTTATTACCGAATTTGGGGATGTGGTCAAAAAAAATGGATTTACCACAAACATCCTTCTCCACCGTCTAGTAAATTTTAATTATTTTCTATGTATTAGAGTCAAAAAGATACTATATTTGATATTGTCAACATAAAAAATTATATGAAGAAAGTATATCTACAATATTGGGAAGAATCGGAACGAGGATGGGGAATAAGACCCGACGGATGTTCGTTCCACCTTACTCTGGGAGACCGGGACAAATATGTAAGGTCCGTCTACGAAAACAGGGATGGCGACTCTATCCCCTACGAATATGACCGTGTAGTCGGGGAACCTATTCTAGTCGAAGTGTCGGACACCATTTACGAAGAGATGTCCTCGAACGACGGAAATCTGAGAATTCCCCAACAATCCCTGACCAACCTGAAAAGAATCGGAGATATAAACCTCATAATGGACTATGCCTCTCTCAACTAAGATATTCTATCTTCTTTCAACAGTATTCGCCGTTCTGGAAATCTATCAGATATCAAACAGGAAAAAACTTTTTTTCTCTAATCACAAGCCTAGAGGATATGCCGTTTTCGCCGTATTAAAATTACTTTACTTCGTGTGGATACCTATAGGTTTCTTCACGGGGTTCTGGATTTATTTCATCGGACTGTTCGCTTTGGGAGTCGTGAAAGTCTTGGTCCTCAAATATTTCGGAAGGGTCGTTGTAAACTCTTACGACATCATCAACGCTTTGGTAAGCGTCGGTCTGCTGTCTATGATATTTTATTCAGCGTTTCTTCGGTAATTATGATGAATTTGAATCCTTTCCTGTTGCAGTACTCAATCATGTAATTCCATTTGCTTAGATTCTTGTTGTACATCTTCAAAGCATATTCGAAATTCTTCATCTGTTTGGCGGTGGGATTCTGGCTCATCTTCGGTTCCGTCGTCTCGGATAAGGGTTTTACCTCAGCGACCACTTTAGAAACGGTGCCGTCTTCCCTCTTCAGCTCGTAATAGAAATCCGGATAGTATGTGTGTTCCGTAGTCTTGTATTCCTGTGACTCGGAAACCCATTCGGTTTTCTGATAAGGAATCCTGAGGTGTTCCGCTCCCCAATTTATAATCTTCTCGTTGTTGTCGAAATATATCATCATTTTGTGTTCTAACCCAGAACGGTAGAATAAACCACCCTTCGCATTGAGCTTGACTACCTTGTCCTTGTTCTTGGGATAGAATATCCCCTGCTTGTATTTATTGGACTGTTTAGGAGCGCTGTTTAACATGGAATGTATATTATTTTTAATATATATTCTAAAAATATCCACCCATGTCCGACTTATTGGAAAAATTCAAACTCAACAGCCTCGTATACGGAAACGGACTTGTTGAAAACTACAAGAACAATTCTCTTTATTTCTACGAAAAGTATTCCAAATCGGATTCTGAAGTCACTAGCATCCGCCCAGGACAGATGCAGATGGGAGGGTTCTATTTCATACACTATCTCGACGATTCCAAATGGATGAGCTATTCCCCTATATTCACGGTGGATTTCCGGAAATTCGGAGACATGATTGTAATACTGGCTATAAACTTCAACTTCATACCGATTGAAATCAGACTTTCCATATTTGACCAGTTCATCAAGAACGAGGATATGGAGAAGGACCGTCTGCTACCAGTCAGGTATGACGGAGCCTATAAGGAACTTCTAAAATACGGATTCGAATATTCAATAGTCGAATACAACTTCAAACAGATCAAATTCGTACATAAGATAAACATGTCGTCCGTTCCCAGATTCCTATGTGCCGGACACCCCATCAACAAATACGATCCTAAAAAACTTTACGAAATCTGGAAAGCCAAAATCGGAGACCAGTCCAAACGCCACCAAGAAATGGAATCTTCCCTGATAAGCGACTTCTTCGACGCTTCGGAAGACATCCTCGAAAGCTACGATCAACTGAAAAGCCATATCCAAAGACTTCAGAAAAGTGTGGAAAAATATGGATAAAATAATATAGAAGGTAGGCTCACATTTTGTATATATACTATATGAGAATAAAAGTAGAGAAGATTTTTTACC